CGCTTCCACATCACGGCGGTTGTACGCTTTGAAGGATTCCCATTTGCCCGGTTCGTGTTCCGGGAGATTTCGTGTCCGTTGGCCGTTTGCGGTGGTGGGTTTGCAAGGCGAACAGAAATAACGGATGAGTTCCTTGCCTGCGGTCAGCTTCTGTTTCCCAAGCCCCAAGACCGCACCCGCGCCTTCAAGGGAGAGCGGCAATCCCATATATGCCGAACAGACCATGACGCAGCGCCACGATTCGGGGTTCAGGTACTTCGTCTTACCGAGATATTGCTCGGAGAAGTGGCCGTCGGCGGAGGGGTCGAGGCTTGCGCCCATATTCCGCAGATAACGGGACAGGCACACCCGCTCGAAGTTGGCGTTGAACGCCCACTTCTGGACGGAATCGTCAGTTAAGGCATCGAGGATATTGGACGGAATAGTCTCGCCGTCGGCGAGAGAAATCACATGAACGTCACCGCCGTCTACGGAAAAGCCAAGGAGCAGAATTTCAAAGTCCGGCGCCTCGGCATACTTGTATGTGCCACAGTTGACGAGGTCGTAATCGCTGTAAGTCTCAATATCTACGGATAGAGCTTTCATGAGCCCTCCTGACGCGGAAAGGCGGCGGGGAAACTTGCCGCCTTTCCGCTGATTCGTTGCCGCTCTGCCTTACGAGAGGAAATCGTCGTCATCTGCCGTGGCGAAGTCGTCCTCCGCGCGGGACTTGCCGCCAAGCGGGTCTCCGTCGCGCAGTTTTTGGATGTTGTTCAAGCCGCAGGCGATGCCCCGGTTGCCGTTTGAGTTGAAGGCATAGAAGTTCACGCTGGCTCTGGCGTAGACGCCGCTATAAATCTCGGAGCGGACGGTGATGGGCTGCGGCTCCTGCTGGTTGTCCACGATGCCCGGCGCGGTCGCGCTGTTGGCGTTGATGAAGTAGGCGCCTGAATAGGCTTTGTCGTCTGGGCGCTCGGTGTCGCCGTCGCGTAGTGGGGCCTTCAGAACCGCCAGAGCGGGGACGGTCTTCCCGTTGCCCTTCAGCTTGCCTTCGCCCTCGACATAGGCCGCCTGAATCGCCGCCTTGATTTTGTCGAGTGTACGCTTGTCGGACTTGGGGATGATGAGCGACACCGAGTATTTCGGCGTGCCGCCGTTGATTGACTTGGGTTCCCAGAGATTGGCGTAAGAGAGCTTTACTTCGCCGGTAACGACCTTCGTGGGGTTTTCTTTCTTGCCTTGGTTTGCCATGATCAATTCCTCCTAATTTTCGTTGTGGCCGGCGAAATCGTCCGCCGCCGTATGGATTGCCGGACGTATGTCGCCCTCCGGCACGAGCGTTGGCTTGCCTTGCGGCTTCTCGACGAGGCCGCCGAGTAGTTCGGAGAATTTCGCCTTGCCCAGCGTCTTCTCCATCGTGCTGATTCCCATTACCTTATGTTCGTAGGGGTCGTAGCCCGCCAAGGTCACGGCTGTCGCCACCGTGTCCTCGTTGACATACTTGCGGTTGGAACGTCCCTCGACCAGCTTCCATCCCTGCCACCGCTTCCCGCCGAGGGCGGTTTGCAGGGCATAATCCTTGATGTCCGAAGCCCACGAAACCAGAGCGTCAATCTTGCCGAGGAGGCCTTCGATTTCGTCATCCTCCAGAAGCGGCGGCCGCTTGAAGTCGTAGCGGGCAAGAGTCATGTTCGCTTCAGCGCGTTTGCGGCAGTCGTATTTCGCCTTGCAGAACCGACACCACTCGCCACACCGGTAGTCGCCCTCGCCGGCGTAGGCAAGCTCTGCGGCAGGTTTGAGGACTTCATCCGCCCATTGGTATAGGCTTTCTTTGAAAACCGTGTGGGTGCTGATGTTCTCCCTGCGTGGCTGGTGGATAGTCATGCACACCGTGCCGATGTCGTAGATTCCGTCAAATAGCTCCAAGGCACCCAAGGCGTACAACTTCATCTGAGGGTTATCCGTGGCTTCCACCAGAACACCCTGGCCGTGCTTGTAGTCCACGATGTGGAGCGTCCCATCGGCGATGACCACGCAGTCCCCTGTACCGAAGCCGCCCTCGACGTACTTGGAGAAATCCAGCCGCTGCTCAATAAGCACCACGGGGTCGGCGCAGGTCTGCTTTGCCCTCTCGACTAGTTCGAGAATGTAGGTGGCATAGCCAGTGGCGCACTCATTCATCTCCTCATTAAAATAAGTCAGGTTGGCGGTCGGGTCTTTCGCCTTGATTCCGAGAGCGCGTTTCAGCTTGTACTCGCAAAGCGTGTGCGCGTCCGTGCCTTCGGCGGCGTAGTCGCTGCCCTTATCCTCGTACTGCTCGCAGAGCCGCGCCGATGGCGGGCAGCTGAGCCAGCGGTGGGAACCGGACGCTGACAGGAGCGCGTGTTTACCCATTTGTGACTCCCTCCGTCAGCCCGATATAAGCCGCTTCCGCAAGCAGGGCGGCGTATTCACCGGGGTCAATCTCCGACAGCTTCGCAGCGCCGTGCCTTTGCAGTAGCTCTCGCACCTCCGCGGTGTGACCGTTGCGGGACTGCTCCGCAAGCGCAGCCCTGACAGCTTCCAGCGTGACTGGCTTTGCCTTGGACGGCTCCGCTTTGGGAGTCAGAGGGGCCTCCGTCGCCGTGTTCGTGCTTGCCGTGAACAGCGCGGTTAGGCTGTCAGCCGCTGCCGATATCGCTTGCGCGGCGTTACGTAATTCCTTGACCGTCAGGTCGAGTTCAGACACTTTGCTCATCCGGTTCCCCTCCTTCCTCAGTTGTCGTGCCTTGCCGCTGAAGCAACATCAGCTTCTTAGCGAGGCGTTTGGACACGACGCTGATTGCTGTGAGAATTCCCGCCAGTTCCTCGTCCAGTTCGGGGTCGCGGGCGTCGATGTCCGTGGTCGTGCTGTGTGCCTTCGTTTGCATATGGCTACCTCCGTTTCCGGGGGAGAACTTTCTCCCCTCACCATCCACAGGACAGTAAGAGGAGAGTTGGCAACCGAATGTGGGGATTTATTTGCCGTCTTTTTCCACGCCCATAATCCCGCGTAGCTTTGCGACGACCTTCTTCAGGCGTTTTCCGACCGCTTGGTGTGAGATGCCGATTTCGGCTGCGTAATCCCGCTCGGTTCGGTCGTTGTTGAACAGAGCGTTTATCAGCGCCCGCTCGTCCGGCTCCAAGTCGTCAAGGGCGGCCACAAGCTGTTCGAGCAGCAGCTTGTCCGCCACAAGTTCAGCCAAATCCGCCGTGTCGGCCAATTCGTAGCCGTCGTCGATGAACTTGTCGAGGGATAGGACGCTACCCGTCCGTTGCTTGTCGCATTTGCTGCAGTCATCTGTGCAGCGCTTTGTGCCACCCCTGCCATTACTGATGACACAACGCTTTTCCCGTTCTTTGCGCTTGCGTTCTGCCCAGGCCGGCCGCTTGTAAGCGCGGTAACTTTCCGCGGTAACAGTGAATTTTTGTCCACCGGTTTTAATAAAACGTTGATTGTCCATGTTCGACTCCTTTGCTTGTCAGGAATTCCTGAATCCGCCGGAGTCGCTGAATCCGCCACAAGACAGAAATAGACGACAGCGTGAGCGCCCTTTCGGGTCGCCCGCACTGTCGTCTAAAGCAATCTGGCGGATTCGGGTTTATTTGATTGTGGGTTGGGTGTTATGCGAATATTGGCGCACTCTTAAGAGGCGGTATGTAAACTTCCTCAGCTGCGCCGTTTCCTGAAACAAAACGAATCTTTAGTCCGTTTGTGGGAATCTCAATCATCGTGGTTTTCTTGCCGTCCTTGATATGAAGGGTGCTTGTGCGCGCATCGATCATTCCGATGAGCTTCCCTTTTTGGGTTCTTACCTCGCTCATGAAGGTTGTCCTCCTTTCTCTTAATCCTCTGTTTATGGTTTAACGCGTCTTTACAACACTTAATGCTATTTCATCTTGACAAACTCAATATTATGGCGTAGAATATCTTAAAGTTTGTCTTAACGCTTGTTGATGAGCATTAACATTGTTTGACCGCCGTCTGTATAAATAATACGACGACTTGTCCTCAGAAGCAGGAGCGCGAATGGGGGTCTTTTTCAAGGCAAAGGTGACTTTTTGGTGACTTTTTAAAGCAACACAATTGGGAGGAAGGAAGGCATGCGCTTCTGTGATTTTTTAAATAAGCTGCACGACCGTTTTCCTTGCTCCAATCAAGGTCAATTCGCACTCGAAATCTTCTCTGCGCTTTGCGGAGAAACGAACCCTGTTAAAGTTAATAGACCTAATGACTTTGAATTTAGCAGTTGCTTGCCCTCCGGTTTGAGTGGTAGCGACCCAACAAGCAGAAAGCGACTCTACGGCAACAGGACCAAATACAAGGGCTTAACGAACCCGATAAAGATGCACATTCTGGCGAATGCCAGCAAAGCCACATTCATCGCCTATTGCGAAGCCGTTATATCGGTGGAGGCATTAAAAGGATTATGTGACGATTTCAGCGTTTCCGCAGATGTGGGCAGGACGCTTGTTTTCGAGGGCCTCTTTGAGCAGTTCTTGGAGTTTGTTAAATCTAACGATGATAGCGCACCCGATACCTTTGTTGCAGACTTCGTGACTGAGCGGCTAATGAACCCACCCGAAAAGCCCGCCGAGAAAGAAGAAGCAGATGCCGCGCCAGCGCCCCTTTGCGCCGGAGATGACTTCCGCTTGGTAAGGCAAAACCCATCGAGTCCACACAAAGCCGCTTTTTACGGGACGCTGACCCACCACTGGGTAATCAAGAACAGTGGCGCGGCTGTTTGGGATGGGAGATATATGGAATTCGTAAATAGCATGCAAACGTCGCTGAAGATGGCAGCAACTCGCATTGATATAACGAAAACCCCGCCGGGCGGCGAGGTTACAATAACTGTCAATGTTGAAGCGCGACATATTGAAGGAATACACGAGATTGTGTTAGAT